GTCATATGTGAATGGACAATTTACAGTGTTTGCAGGTGCATCACAAACACCAACCTTAACAATTACTGATGATGACTTATTAGCACCAATTTCTATTTCTACAAATTCAAGCAGTGGTGATTTATACAACTCAGTGAAACCTATATATGTTGATAGAGGACTTAACTACATATCAACAGATGCAGAAGTTTATCAAGATTCAACATTCTTAAATGAAGACACTCCTAGTGGTGAAAGCACAGCAAATTATGTAAAGCAAATGGAAACACAATTGCCATTTACTGTTACGGATACTATGGCACAAAGATTGGGTCGCATAGCATTAAAAAGCCAAAGACAGTCAACATCTTTATCAGTTTTAGTTAGCTTGCAATTTATGAGGTGTCAACCGAATGATTGGGTGTACTTAACAAATGAAAGGCTTGGTTATACACAAAAAACTTTTGAAGTCTTGTCTACTAATATGGAAGTTATACAGGATGGGGATGTTCCAGTTATAGCAACAAGATTAGAACTTAAAGAAGTAGAAGCATCTGTATTTAACTTTGCAACAAATGATTACACCACAGGTCAAGCAGAAGGCTCTGATGTGTCAACAGGTAATTACAGTGTAACCGCACCGTCAAACCTTTCCCTTGCACAGCAGAACGCCATTGACGGCACAACCAGTAAGGTAGACATAATTGTATCTTGGACTAACAACGCTAGTGATAAAGTTGTGCTTACTGAAATAACTTATAAGCTGAACGGAGATGCAAACTACACATCAGACTTCACAGCAGGTAAAGGTGTAACAAGCGCATCTATTCCTAATGTGGTGGTGGGTAGCACTTATAATGTCAAGATACGACACATAGATGTTAATGGTGTGGCTAGTGCTTATACAAGCGTAGTAAGTATAGCAATAGCAGAAGCAGGAACTACACCAAACGCACCAACAAATTTATCAGCAACAACTGGCGGTACAATGATTCTTGTATCTTGGACTAATCCAAATGTGACTGATCTGCGAGCAGTTAAGGTTTATAGGAAAACAACTAATTCAACTCCAACAAATGATAACGATTTGGTTGAAACAATTGCAGGTGAGCCTAATGCAATAACGACTACTTTGTTTGGAGATCAAGATGGTCTTACAGCAGGTACAACTTATTACTTTTGGGTGCGAGCAATCAATCACTCAGGGCAACACTCAAGCTTTAGTAGTTCAGTAAACGGTAACTTTGCAGCAGCAGGCGTTGCTGATGGCTCAATAACAACTCTAAAACTTGCAGCAGAAGCTGTAACTAACGCCAAAATAGCAGTTGCAGCCATACAGGGAGATGTTATTGCAGCAGGTGCAATTACAGAAGCAAAATTAGGTGTTGATTCAGTTACTGCAGCCAAAATTGCAAATAACGCAGTTGATACAGCGCAAATAGTTTCGGATGCTATAACAGCAGCCAAAATAGCGACAAATACTATTACGAGTAATGAGATTGCTCCAACAACTATAGTGGGCGGTAATTTAGTCAATGGCACTATAGACACACTGCAAATAGCTAATGATGCTGTAACTAATGCTTTAATAGCAACAGATGCTGTTAATCAAGATTCTATTGCAGCTAATTCAGTGACAGCAACACAAATAGTTGCAGGAACAATTACAGCTAATGAAATTGCAAGTAATGCTATTACTGCCGCTAAAATAAACGCTAATGCAGTTACAACAGATAAGCTCGCAGCAAACTCCATCACAAGTGTAAAAATAGCTGCAAATCAAATTACAACAAACGAAATTGCAGCAGGAACAATAATTGCAGGCAACATAGCAACGAATGCGATTACATCAGACAAAATAATTGCTAACGCTATAACTACAGCCAAAATTAATGCAGGAGCAATTACAGCAGACGAGATAGCATCTAATGCAATTACAACAATTAAAATTGCTGCGAATGCAATTACAGCAAATGAACTGGCTGCAAACTCAGTAACAGCCGCAAAAATTGTCGCAAATACAATCACAGCATCTGAGATAGCAACAAATACAATTACAGCAACACAAATTGCAGCAGGTGCAATAGCAACAGATGAATTGGCAGCAGATGCAGTAACGGCAGCTAAGATTGTTGCAGGCACTATTACAGCTACAGAGATAGCAAGTAACACTATTACAGCAGATAGAATTAATGTAACTGATCTAGCTTTAAACTTTGAAGCGGCGACAGTTTCAGGGGCAACAATAGGTGCTTGGCAAAATAACACAAAAAGATTAAAACTGGTGGCTGATTTAGGAACTGAAGCAGGGGTATATCATATTTTTTGTAGAGTTTTTGGTAGCACTGGGCAGGTCAAAACTTTGTCAATAGTTGCAGGTGATGGAACTTTTGGTTCAGGTGCAAGTTTTGAGCTTAGAAGCGATATTGAATATTCAGATGATAGTGCTCCAACTATTCCAACAGCAGATCAGGGCTATGCTCAATATCATTCAGGACTTTCAGAGTATTGGTCTGCTATTGCAAGGTTTGATAGCGCAAATGAAATGGTGCAAAAAGATTTTATGGTTAGAAAAATAAGTGGCACATCAAGAACATTAAGACTTTATGTAAATGCTCAGGGAGATGGCAACAATAGATATTTGTCAAATGTTCAGTATGGATTCTATAAATTCTCGGAGATTTAATGGCAATACATAATTTTAATTACACTTATGCTCTTGATTCTGTAAACACGATTCCCTTAAGCATGACTGATAATACTTTAATTGTTAAAAATGTTTGTGTAGAAGTAACAGCAGTTGATCAAGCTGACAATACTCAGACAATGACTGAAAAAATGTATGCATCTTTATCAGGTGTTTATTCTTATAAAACAGATGGATTGCCTGATGATTTTATATTAGTAGATAACTTAACAGATGCCAAAGCTATAGAATGGTATCAAGCAACAACAACAACCCAAGATTTAGATGCTTACTTTACATGGCAAATTTATGGTTGGGCAGAGGTTGACCCAACACAATCATAGGAGAATATTATGCAACAAGACGGAAGATTTAGCGGAGACATGGATAGAAACGAAGTAGAAATGGACTTAAATAAGTTCATGGCTATGATAGAAGAAATCGGTCAACTTAAAGATAAGATTAGAGAACTAGAAGATGCTACTAATGTTAATCCTTGGCAAAAAGTCATACACCTAGCAAGAGCCGTAGACTCATGGCGCATATTCCCTAGAATATTTGTGATTGTATACATCTATCTAATGTATGAATCAGTCATATGGTTTATGAATCTACCTGAGCCTAACCTTGAACAATCAGCATTAGTATCTGTAGTCGTAGGTGCTATGGGTGTTGTGTTTGGTGTTTATTCAGGCAAGTCAGGGCAAAGCAAAAATTTCAAAGGTGAAGAAGATAAGTAAAAACTAGAAAAAAGGGTTCACCAAATGCCGTGTACTGCGTTTTGTTTGGTGGGTCTATGGTTTACCATTAACGGAGTTAAAGGGTTTTTATCATTCATGATCGTATGTCTTACCATATTTGTTATTTCTTTCTACTAGTTCCAAAGCATATTGATATGCCATTTTCCAAGAGTCTGAGTGATCTGTCATTTCATCAAACCATTCTTCTCTGTATTCATCTTCTCTAATATCCCAAACTTCACACTTAAAATATTCAAACCCACAATCGTCATCATATTCAAGCCAATCGTGTTCTTGACAAAGTTTTATTAATTTTTGTTTAGGTGAAACTCTTGTTTTCTTAATTGGTTTTGGTAATGGCTCTTCACTGCACTTAGCAAATGGTTTTATTCTTTTAGAAAGTTTAAGAAGTTTCCATGTGTAATCAAACTCCTTAAAGTCTACATTATTTTCATTAAGACTTTTTGCTAATTCTTTAAATGTAGGTTGGTGTGGGTGATATGCTACCAATAAACAACAATAAGCACTTACAAATTTTGGTCCGTGTATATCTTTACTTAGAAGATGTGCGTATTCATGCAAGATAACATTGTAATTTAATGCCCAATCTCTTTTAAGTAATATTCTTTTTCTTGAAGCATTACTTGTACCTCTGCCATTTGAAAAAACAACTTTAGTTTTTCTTTTTTGATCATGTATATGATAGAAACCACTTTTATCAAAAACTATAAAAGGCAAATTATTATCTAATTTCTGTATACACTTTTTAACTTGATCTTCAGTTAGGTAACTATTCCAAGTCCACCATGGTTGCGAGTGTTCCCAATCGTAAACTTTTTTTGCTTGATAATCTCTCACTTTCTTCTCCTATATGTACCATTGGAGAATGGGTTAAAGTTTTTTGGTTTACCATCTTTGTCTAAAATATAGTCAGAATGTCCATCTGCTTTTTTATGCAAATCTTCGTTACTGGATTTATATTTATAGATCTGATCATCTTTAATAAGATTGCATAAATCTTTGATTTGATCATGTAAGCAGGAAGTGCCTGTTGCTTGCCATTCGTATTGTGTATGTAAAGATAGCCAGTGTGATACTGTACCTTCACCAAAAACACCAGTGTCAGAGTAGCAGGTTTCCCAATCTACCATTTCTTTACCGTTATCTAATAACCTTACGGCTAATTTATTAATAGTTTTATTCATTTTATCCTCGTTTAATTTATATAAGGGCATCATAATAAAAAAAATACCTTTTGTAAACCCTTTTTGGAATAATTATATAAATATTTTTATCTAGTGCTAAACTGTTTCTATGGATGCTTTTACACTAATAGAAGATGTAGGGTTGCCTATAGCTAGTGGCTTGGTTATGGGCTATTTTATATTTCTTATCATGCAACAGATGATGAACGGCTTGGTTAATAAGATTAAGACTGTAGAGGGCATTGCAAAAATGCTTATTACTAGAGCATCAATAATGAATAACGACATGATACGAATTGATACAAGCGTTTCTAGTGCCTTGAATTTGCCACCTGACCTAGATCGTATAGCAAGGGCAGAAAACTTCGTAGAGGACGGCAAGATAGATGCTAGGCGTGATTAATGGATATAGTCGCACTTATTGATAAGTTTGGTTTTACCACAGTCATGGTCGTTGGCTTGGGCTACTTTGTTTATTATGTGTGGATTACCATAACCAAAACCATTGACCCTGCTGTAGCAGAAATGCAAAAGACTATTATTAGGCTTACCGATCAATTAAGGTTGTTAGATCAAGATATGATACGATTACAACAGAAAGTAAACACTGTTTTAAAATTAAAAGATTTTGAGGAAAAAAAATGATTGATTTTTTAATTAACTTACTTGTTGCATTATTATCAGCAGGACTAATCATGTCTTGGTTTGACGACAACCATCCGTTATGAAGAAACTAAGCAACGATCAATTAATTGCTTTTGGCTTGATAGGTTTGTTGTTGACTATTTTATTTTCTTTGGCTATCAATGCAGACGAAATGACACATAGTTTTAAAAGCCCTAGTTTCTCAGGTGTCGGCACATCCAGTCATTATTTGACCATAGAAAACCAAGAGTTCAACAGAAAGAAAGCAATTGCTGATGAGATTAAAGCCTATCAAGAAGATTTAGAAAGAGAAGCAGAAAACACCACACTGGCTAGGTTTATAAGAAACCTTGAAAGCAGGAT